GGAGTTCAACTCCTATGGGGATATTGTTTTTACTTCAAATATAGACCTGCAACTAGACTATATAAGTATCGTATGATCTTTTCATTATAAGAAATATCAATCAGTCCCTTTTGATCTTCATCAATGTAGATCAAACCATATTTACAGATATCATCAATAACCGTATATTTAGATGAGCTATTGAATTCTCTATAGTATTCTTTTGGAAGCTCTCTACGTAGATATGCACTTCTAAACTGTTTTATTTTGTTTATAGCTAAATCTACATTTCCAACCCCAAGAATTCTGACTATTTCTTCAATGAATTTTAACATATAATCTTTATGTGCTTCAAGTATTGGTGTATTGATGCCATATGCTACTCTAGTAGATCTAATTATATCTCTAGCCATCAATATAACAATACTATCTAAACGAATATAATCTGTATATTCTTTACAAACTATATAATCGTCACTACGTATTGGGTCTACATTATAAGTTATCAATTTTCCATCAATGATTGCTAAGATATTATCATTATCTATATTATTATCCTTTAAGAAATAATTGATCCATTCTATACTGTTGTCTTTTGCATAATATACACAGATATGCTCTTGAATCATAATGGTTATATCACTAAAATATGGCGCTAAATTAATATTATACATGATAATTAACCAAATGCATTTGTATAATTGGTCATATCAAATGGATACCAAATATTCAAATACTCTCTTTCTCTACGACCTAATAACTCAAAATACTTAGGGAGCTGGATATGGAAAGTTCTAGCTCCTTCTTGAGAAAAATTGATATCATCTCGAAGATTCATTACATCATCTAAGTCATAAACTATAGATGGTTGAATACCATAAGCTTTTCTAATAACTCGACAAACCATTTGGTTTACCATATCAGAAAAATCATCTTCTCCAACAATAACGAAGACTTCTTTGCCATTATAAAATTTATAAATCAAATCAAAGAATTCAAAGAACTCTTCTTCAGATTGATTAAATATAATTTCAGCAAAGGCTTCATCAAATAATGGATCTTCTATCAAATAATTCAAGGTCAACTTTTTTACAAGTTGACCTATTTGATTCCACGGATTTCTTGGATAATCCGCAGAAGTTAAATGTACTGAGTAAATATTTTCATCTAACTTAGAAAGCTGATCTTTTATATCATCATATCCACCCTCAATGATAGACTTTCTATCAAGCATATCTTGAGTATTATCATAAAGATTATTACGATAATAATGATAGATTGGTTCAGTACAAAATACAAATTTCATTTAAGCCTCCTCATTTGTAATCATTGCTGGCATTAGATTTTGATCTACGGCTTGTGCTTTAATTACACTTTGGGCTAAATTATTTAACAATTGTGGTGGTACATCAGACGTATCAATCATCATATTTTGTAAATAATATTCCATTGCCCCTTGAGGAATAGGAATTACAGAAAGATACTTAGCATAACTAGACTTATTAATATATCCATTCATGAATAATTGGTTGGCTGCATTAAAAATCGTATACATGGTTTGATTGAAGAATAAACCATATTCAGTATTCGTTACAGTATTCATATCCAATTTCAAGATATCTACCATTACTCTAATTAATATATCCATGAATGGGATAGCACCGTTACCCCATTCTTCATCAGTTGTATAAATTATAATATTTTTTGTTAACAATGCACTTCCTAAAAGATAGATATTCATGATTGTCTCAAATGTATAGAGATAATCAGTATATCTTTCAATAAATGCATCTTCTCCTCTATCTACATATTCTGATACTACAGAATATGGCGGTAGAAGATTTGGTAATCTTACAATATTAGCATTTTGCTGTAAAGGTAACGGAGCATGTTCCGTTACCAATACAACTCTAAAATTAGGATTCATAGATGCATTCAATGCATACTGAAAATCCTTTGTAAAACAAATCTGATTCATCAGATTTCACTCCTTAGTAATTATTACTAAATTGCATGCGAGCTCGAGTACGTTGTTTTACTGGAGCTTTAGGTACGTATTCTTCTTCGTCTAAGTCATTTTCATAATCTAACTTAGCATCGAGAATTACAGTTGCACAATCGGCTAATTCATCATGAAGTAATTCTTTGAATTGACCAATGTTTACGTGTTTGGTTAAGTTATCAATACCAGTATAAGATGCAAAGGAAGCTGGAAGAATACTTTCAATAGTCATATTCTTAGACTCATCTGCTTCTTTCAAAAGATATGTGAATTTCTTATCCATTTCTAAAATTTCATTATAAGAGTATTTATCATCAGTATCCTGAACTTCTCTATGATCATCTGCAGCGTCTTTTAGACCTTCAGACATAGCTAAAATTTCATCAGATGTTAACAATTTAACCACTTCAGTAGTCTCCTCTTCTTTATTTAAATTAATGTCTTTTACAGAATCATTTTTTACCATTTCCTCATGTTTAGGAGATTCTGGGATCGTTGGTTCAACTTCTACATCATTATTTTTAATAATATTAATAGCTTTTTGATGCATAGTTTGACTTAGATCTCTAGGCTTCAAATCTAATTTTTCTACAGCGAATTTATCTTGTTCTTTCTCTGCAGGATTATTAGCTCTGATAGAGATCTTGATCTTTGTAGGTTCATCTTCTTCGATTCGACGAACTTTTACTTTAGGTACATATCGATCATTTACGATTTTAGCTTCTAAAGTTTGATTCTTAATAGCAATAGATTCAGCTTCAGCTTTAAGATCTTCAATTTGATCTAATTCTTTTTGAGCTTCTTCTGAAGGCTTATTTAATTCTAACTCCTCATTTACTGTTTGAGAAGCATAACCTTTTTCTGTATCAAGAATACATTCATTGTTTTTAAAGATTCTAATTTTAGGTCTCATGCCTATTACTCTCTTTCTTGTAAACAAAGCGATCTTCTTACGACCATCTTTAAATTCAGATGCCATATGAATACCGCCACATTTTAAACAAATGATATTATTAAATCCACCGTCATAATCTAACTCACCTCTACATATATCATTTGAACCAAAATATGTAGGATGATTACAGAATAAGATTTTTGGATCTAAAATATGCATATCCGCATAATCTAGTAAAACTGGGCCAAATCCCTTACGAAGGCCCCAGTTCTTAAATGCTTTCGTACCAAAGTCATCTATAATAAATCGACCAATAATAGATTCCATGATATTATAAATATCATCTCTTACTGACCAAAACTGATATAGATTTTCTATTGGCACTACACGCTCAAATATACCAACATTACCATCTGGGCTAATATCAAAACACTTAGCAACAAATGGCTTTAAATACTTTTGATTAACTATTTCATCTGGATTGTTTTTCTTACCAGCTCTATCTAATGCAATCTTTACACAAAATCCTACATTATCATCGAGTGGCTCGTATACTACACGATTAGTACCACATCCAGATCTCTTAAACCCTTTAGGCTTAATAATAGCATCTAGCTTTTGGAATTTCTTTTTAAAGGACCTATCTCTAGGATGAAGAATAATCTTATCGATTACTTTAAGTTCATCATCCGTAAAGATATCATATACAATAGGCCCTTGAAGATTCTCAAAGTCATAATCTAATTTAGTGACAGCGTTTACTCCATCATAAATAGATTCTACTTCAAAAAGTCTTTTATCGATTTTAGAGTTATCTAAGTTTCCAGCTAGATCATCAATTATTGTTGACTGTAGCTGCATCCCAAGTTCCTCCTAAATCTGGGGAGAAGTATGATTTAAGCTTCGCTGCTCGCTCTAATGCTTTACCATATTGCTCCTTTTGAATTTCCTTAATAGATTTACCATTATAAGTTTCAGTATGATAATCTTTAATCTTAGCGCCTTCAGGAAGAGGTTTATTTACTTTCTGAAGTTGCTCCAATATAGAATTATCATATTCTACTCGACGCTTATTATAGTTAAATCCAATTTCTTCAGGCAAAGATAGTCCTAAGATTCCATCATTCATCGCTTTAGCGAACTCCTGATTATTATCTATTTCATTTAATAGATCAGAAGTTCTACCAATACGAGTTTTATGAACGAAGTTTTCTATACAATCATCAAAGTCTTTATGATTATAGAATCCAGATAAATCTCTCGGTCTATGATGTTTAATTGCATATTCATATGCAGGCATCACTTGACTCATTGTGTCGAAGATATGATGAATGCCTTTAGGCTTTCCATCATAATTATCATTCAACTCTTGAAGCTTAGTTGTCAATGGAGCTCTCATGGTCCACATTCTCATGCTACCATTATACATAGCCCCATTACCAAGTTTCATAGCCATTAACTGTTCAGGAGTTAGAAGAATAGCACTAGCCGCTTGATTATTTCTAGCTCTAAGTTGCATTCTTTGAGTATAGTTTTCTAATTCCTCTGCAGTTAATTCATCTACATTCTTGCCAGTCTCTGGATCAATCTTTTCATAAGATGGATACATTCTACCCATATATGAATTCCAAGTACTAGCAGATTGATAAGCAGGATTGTAGTTTAGATTATAGTCTAATCTAAATGGATCAGAATCAATAACTCTTTGAATTTCTTCTTCTCCATATCCTTGACTTCTCATTACATCGCGAATCATATTATTATACATTAAAGCATTTTCCAATAACTGATTTCTTCTGTTATTTATTTCTACTTCATTTTCATAAATATATTTCGCTCTGTTCTTTTCATCTTCAATAGCAGCCTTTTGTCTATTCAGATTTCTACCATATTGGTCAAACCATTCTTTTGTATTTGGATTAAACCAACATCCTTGTTTATATAGATCATCTGCAGTTACAAACTGTGGAGTTCCAGATCTATTGTTGATGGATTGCTCATAACGATATTGATCATATTTGATCTTATTATCGTTATACTTTTTAGCTTGATAGTTATATTCTAGCATTTGTTGTTCTTGTTGCCAGAATCTATCTTGTTGATAATTAGGAATATTCTGTTGTAGTTCTGCAATCTTCACATCTAACTTTTGAATATCCTTTTCCCAGCTTGCTCTTACTTGTGGTTGCATATACCATACTGGGGAATTTACTAATACACTACGTTGATCTACTAATTCACGAATTTGGTTATAAATATTTTGCTTGTTTACTTCATACCAAGCACCTTTCATATATTCGTTATATTCATTAGTATACCTTACAGTATCGTTATAGATTTGCATCCTAGTTTCATAAGGAATGCTTTCATCTTGCATTTCTCTAGAAATATCTCTAGGCGGTTCAATATATCCATATTGTCTTACAGGGACTTCAACCATTACTGCTAGATTTTCTCTATTAAGTTTTGGCCCATAAGTACCTGGATATATTGGAGGTTGTCCAATTGTAGAAGTCATCATATATTGATTTGCCATATAATTATTATAGCCATATTGAGCATAATCAGTATTATCTTCTTCAATCTTCTTTGTAATTTCTGGGTCATTCTGATCGGATACACCAATCAAGAAATTCGCCAATTCAGGTGTATTCAATCCTTCTTCATCCTTAACTTGTTCCATATAAGCAATATGTTTACCTCGACCAGATGACAATACTGGCATCCCAGGAGGAAACTGCTTAAACATTCCTTCAGTTGGATCTAATCCCATCGCTAACATTTTTTCTTCATATAGTTCCAGATTATAATCTAATTCATATTCCGGATGAGCTTTTAAGATTTCACGAATTTCGTTTTCATCTGTTGACTCATTCCATGGAACTGGTCTAACTGGATTACCACATGCAATGCTATTAAGTTTATTAATATACGCATTTCTAAGATCTAATGTTTGAGATATAAAAGAATTTCTGAATCTTGCATTAGAATTCTTAATAGTATTCTTTATAAATTCAGTATTCTCAGGACGACTAAGATCTGATAAGTCAAACCCTTGACTGCCATCAGAATAGGTCTTAATCATTTTAGAATTTTCCTCCGTTCATCATATACTGTAATGGATTGTCTGTGTATATAGGTTGCCCTACTTTACTCCTAAGCATCGCATCATATTCCTGACGGAATTGTAAGCACTTTGTATAAAGTACATCAATTTCTTCTTGATCTGCCAAATCTATAGTACCAGTCTTTGTATGGAATACTCTAACTGCTCCAGTATTTGGATCAATATTGTATTTTAGACTTGATGTGAAGTCACTATGGTCATCTACCTGAAATACTTCTTGTTGTACTTTGGGAGCATCACCATTTGTGAATCGTTCAAATAATTTACCTTTAACTGGTGCTACTGGTTGTTGAGGATAACCATTATTTTGATATTTAGGTTCTTCATAACCTTGACCTCCATTGGTTAAGTTATTGAATAAATTCAATCTAGGATTTTGATTTTGGAATCTGTCTTCAGATCCACAATTGCAAGTATGATCATGGTGGTGATGATTATGATCTTCTTGCTCTTCAATATCACTTAAAGTTTGGAATGCACGATTAATGAATTCATTAACCTTACTACCAATGAATTCTGCTAATTTAGCATAATCATATTTACTAATTACTTTTTCAGTTGCTTCACTGATTTGTAATAAGATACCACGGCTATCGACAATGAAAGCCTTTCCTGTTTCTTGGTTGTATACAATACCTGGATTTATCTTTAACATAGTTTTATTCTCCTTTGTGTCTTCATGTAATAATACTTCTGAACCACCAAAAGTTCTATACTCTTCTTCACTTGATGGCTCTATTTGTACATTATGTGGACTTCCACTATAGTCCACAAAATCTATGATTCGCATTTCTTCACCTCCTTTAAAATAGGTCACGAACCTTCATGTATATAATATATATTCAGCTCTATTATTAAAGAGAGGCAATCCCACTAGGATTTCTATGATCCTAGTGGGAATTATTTAAAATTAAGCGTTTAAAAATGCATAGAATGATTCATATGATTCATCTGAATTTATAGTTAGATTTGATTCTTCGCAGAAAGTTTCATATAGATCTCTTAAATCACGATCAAACCCTAATTTATGTTTTACTTCTTCAAGATCCATACATTTTACAGATTCAATAAGATCATTGATTTCATTTACAGCTTGATCATATCTTTCGGCAATCTTTCCAGTCTTAATAAACTCTCCCATATCAAGATTAATATTTTGATCATCTAGATCTTTTTGAATTCGTTCAACCTGGCTTTTAGAATTTTCATCTAATTCTTCTTCAGGTTCAACTTCTTCTAATGCCGCTGGTTCTTCTTCATTAAGATATTTAGATTCATCTTCTTCATCTATATCTTCAACAGTAGATCCTTCATATTCCCATTTTTCTGTAGAATCAACTTCTTCATCTTTTAATGGTTCTGGTTCTAAACTGCGCAGTGCATCATATGAAGATAGATCTACAGTTTCTGGTTTAACAGATTTCCATTCACTAATAGAATCATCAGAAATTGTATCACCATATTCTTCGATTAAATCAGTAGAATCTGTTTTATTTTCAGTTTTAGACTTAATATAAAGATCAATTGCGTTAGCAAAGTCTGTACTAATATTAAATGTATAATAATTAGATTCATAGATTGCTAAGAAATCATCTTCATGAATATCATAGCTATGAAGAATAGATATAAGTACCATTACTTCACCATAATAGTCACCCATATCAATCTTTTCTAAAAGTTTCTTATCAAATAATAAAGAAGCCCTTTCTTGATTTGTTTCAGTATAATGAACTTGGATATCATTCACATTTTCTTTTTGAATGAATACTTCATTAATATATCCTGGTGCTCCAAATGTAGTAATTCTAACATAATCACCAATGGATTCACAGAAGAATGCATTATCAATAACTAATTGAGATTCGCCAATTAATACTTTAAATTTATTAATACCAACAGGAACTTTAATTCCTTTTTGGTCTAAATAAGTAGTATAGTCTTCGATATTGCTAGTTAAAGCAAAGTACTCAATGGTTTCTTTTGGGTAAAGATGAATCAAATTATTTTCATCAGTTAACATAAAGAATCCATCGATGATCAATTTACCTTCATCAAATTTTCCTGTAATATTTTCGCCATTTTTCTTAAAAAGTGTAGCCACTGTCATTTTAATATACCTCCTAATTAGAGTTGATATGGATTTGAAACAATTCTGCTATATTGATCTAATAAATCATAAGTCATTGGATATTCCATACATTGTTTTAGAGTGCCAACATCAGCAAAATACTCTACTCCGTATTGCATGGTATGCAATGAACTCCTAGTTGATTCATCAATATAATTATTCCATCTTTGAATAATCTTCATATAATATTGAAGCATCTTAAATTCTTCTTCAGATAACCTATATTTAAAATTCAAAGATAAACTTCTCACTGCTTTATAATAGTCTTTAGAACTATAAATATGACCATTACAATGATAGATATTAATTCTATGCTTTCCTGGAATGAAGTTATCAATTATACTATCAGTTATTCTGATAATAAGATCTTGATTTGCTACTTCAGCTCCAGTAGAAGATAATAATCTATAATTTTGATTCATATTTCTAATCCAGCCATAAATCCACTCTCGTAGACTCATAACAGATAATTTGCTATCAGAGAATATATTAATTCTCTCATAAGTATCTTTGTAAATACTTGCCAATTGAATGCCAAGTCCTAATGCAGTTAATTCACCATAGTTGTTTGTAGATCTATTGATGACACAATGGTATTCTTTCATTCTACCATTATTAAAGTCTACTGCTATAGCACCACCGCATACTTTATTCTTATTATGCTTGTCTATTTTACCTAATACAGATGCATCTGTAAAGATATTTATTGCATTTTCCATTTTTATCATTAGTTTCACCTCCTTTATACATTTATAATATATTGTGAAAAATATTATTAAAAAATAAAAGCCCCCTTGGAGATCAACTCCAAGGGGATATATAATTTTATTTTTCTTCTTTTTTAGCAGCAACTAATTCAATGCCTTTATTGATAACATCCTGCAATAAGTTAGTCGCATGACCAACATTTACAAGCCCAGATTCAGGATTAGTTTCAGCTGCTTCTTTTAATCCAGTTAAGCGTTTCTTATCAATAAGAATTGCAAACTTCGCATCGTCTGGAATAATTGCACCGTTGGCGTCTTTAATCTTTTCGATAGCAACTAAAGCATCCGTTTCCAAGGTAGCTTCCATAAATCTACCAAGATCATAAGCATCTACTACTAGAACTTTAGACCCGTCGTCCTTAGTGGATTCAAACACTGGTACAGCTTCGACTGGGAATTGAACCACCGAAACATCTTGTACTTGTTCTAGAATATTATTTAGATCATGTTTTGCTTCTGTAATGGCACTGGAATTAGTGTTTTCTAATGCGTAGTTTTCAGATAGTTCTTTTAGAACGTCAAATTTCATTTGTTCACCTCATTAGATTAATTCCAACATATAGAACCAGATTTATAATTTGGAATAGAGACGCTAATCCACTATTGCTCTATATAAATCTATGTGGTCTATTTTTTATCTATATGTTGTAGGTTATTATTATAAAATTACAATGAATTGTATAATTCTTGTTTCCGATCATTAAGCATTTGAATGATCTTTTCTTTTTCAGGAAGATCATATGCTCCACTGTCGTCCACATAAGTAAATCGTTTATCAAATAGATATTTTGCTCTGTCACTTGTATACATTTCAGATGCAGATTCAATATCTTTCAATAAATCAATTTGATCTAATGTAAAATATGATTTATACATATTTACAAATTCTTTCCATTCCCCAAATACATGAGTGCAAGGTACGAATAAATAATTATTGTGTACTAACTCATGAGCTGTTTCAGATAATGGAATTAATCCTACAAATCCATTATAATGATTCCACATAACTTCTTTAGCAATAGACTCTTCATCTATAGGTTCATTAAGAGACTGTCTCTTTCTGAATACTATAAGACAAATATCATATAAAGTTATTGGTTCATGATGAATATGGATTTTTATTTTAGGATTGGGTACGTTAGTTACGTTTCTATAAAATGCACAACTGTTCATATTGAATGCATTTCTTAGATACTGAATATATTGCTGATATTCAATGGACGATCTAACTGTCTTTTCTAATTCAGCAATAAATTTATTAAAATCTTTTTGATCTGCAAGATTCCAATCTTGTAAATCATATTCAGGTAGATTATTTAACTTAATAATCTGAGGTCCATCATTCATGCTATTTACATCACTTAGCATATATGGATTTCGCATTATGATACCTCCTTTGCTTAGAGTTTATCATAATGTTTTTTATTATTCATAAGATGCACTATCTTCGAATGTATAGATAGCAATTTCTAATTCTTTAGATGTAGCTAGTTCGGAGTTATTAAATTTAGTAACTGATTCACTAACTTCATATGCATCTAAAGATGTATCCATGATTTCTCCATAGTTATTTTCATCATATATTTTATTTACATGATTAATTAAATACGGAATATTATCTAAATACCAGTCATGATAATTATTATCTTTATAAAGCACTAAACGATATCTAGTTTCATAGAATTCACCAGTATCATCAGTATTTATATAGATATCAAATCCTGGTTCTTCTGCAGTTCCGACACACCATAATTTACCATCATATAGTTTATAAACTATATCTTCAATTTTGGAGATAACTGGGGACCATGCACTCTCGATACTAATAGTAAAATTATAAGTATCATTACCATTACAATCAATTTCATCCATAAACCACTCAACGCTATCTCTGCCGTCAAATGGAACTTCTTTTTTTTCGTAGCTTTCTAATAATGTATTGAATACTTTATGACAGTTGCGATCAGACTCTAATAAATATGTCAAATTAGTATGAAGAAATTCTAAATCAACTAAATTTTCTTCTTTAGCACAAATTGTAATATCGTTGTAGCAATAATTAGCCATTTTTTAACTCCTTTATTTAATATTAAATTTCACTAGCATATTGATAAATATAAGTTTTATATTCCTTATCAAAATCAATACGTCTTAAAGCACCTTCGAGATCCTCAAACTTAGTAATGCCCAACAATTCAGGTACGTTATCTGGATGCTCTAAAAGCACATCTTGTTTTAAACTATCGAAAGTTGTGTAGAAAGCAACATCACTTTCTCTATCAAATTCGCCACTTTCGTGAGCTCGGACTCGTTTATATCTAGTATTATAGAAATCTCCAGTTTCATCTGTATTTACATATATACCACGTTCTTCGTCATGAACTAATGCAACGTAATTAATCTTACCACCAAATATTTCTTCCAATACCATATCAATTTCTTCAAATAATTGACCATCGGAATCGAAGTCTAATTCGAAGTAAGTTCCATATAATGGAGTATATTCGAAATCACTAACGTAATTAATTATACAATCATCAAATTGCTCACTTAATAATGGATTACGTTCGTAAATATATTTTAAGATACTACCATCACATAATAAGCTATGAAATTTTTCTAACTCATCAATATAGTCACTATAAAACATGAATGAATTAGATGTACCGTCCCAATGTGTATGAACTTTTAACATTTTAATCATTCTCCGTTCTCTCCATAAATGGATGACTATCTTTATTAATATCCAATTCTAAGAAATCAATAATTTCATCATCAAGTGGATAAATAGAATTGATAAATCCATCTTTCTTAACCAAATGATATCTAACTAATTCAAATGATGCTTCTTGAATTTGTTTTAGATTATTGATAATAAGGCCATATAAGTGGAAGATCATATCATACAATTCTTCTTTAGTTTCTGCATAATAATAATCGCTAACTTTATATTCGATCCTACCATCGATTGGCATCTTAACTGCTTTACTTAATACATATCGTTTAGGTGGAAGAATTTTACTGTATTCATTATTTTCATAAATAATACCAGTTGTATTATGAACTACACGATAGTCAAAGAATACACCATAATATTTTTCTTGAAGAATGTCTTCGATATCAAATAAATGCATGAATCTATCTTTAGCTAAGATTACTTTGAATTTATAAGTAGATCCATCAAAGTTTTCAATATCTCCAATACTAATGATATCAAAATTAGTTTCTAAATATTTTTTAGCATTATCATGGAATTCATTTAGTTTATCTTTATTCTTTGAATAAAATGCTATAAAATAAAAATCTCTTTCATCATCAACCATTTTCTTTCTCCTCTTGTTTAATATTAAATAATAATATTTTAGATTCAATGAATCCTAAGATTGAAGTCATCTCTACAATATCTTTAAAAGTATACCCTAAAGAGTTAGCAATCCATCTTCGTTCTTCGCGATTATATTCAATCTCCAAAACACCATGATCAAATACAATCGTAAATTTCT